GTAATACGCATATCGCGTTCCGAAATTACTTCAACAGGACGCTTTTCAATTTCCGTATAGAAAAGGTCGTCCATGTCATAGAGAACAGGCACCTTCTTGGTGACTTTCTCCATTTCAGTTGCGATTACTGATGCTGAATTTACCATTTACCTAGTCCTATTTTTTAAATGTGATTCGACCTTCTAATACATCCCGGTCGGAAGTCTTAGAACGGTCAATATCCTTCACATTTAATGAACGGTTCTGTTGGGTAGACAGATTCGTAGGAACAAGACGCTTCTTTTCCTTTGGAGTCTGTCTACGACCAGTAGCTTCCTCTATAACTTTCTTCTTGGCAATTGGTAATACAGCTTTGGCGCGTGCTAGGTACGCGGAAATTAATCTAGCTTTCCAATCGCTGCTATACTTAGCCGATTCAGCCTGCTTATACAGACTGCGAATACTTGCTTGATATCGCGTGTCGGCCGCCAGGATATTATTGACTTCCGTTTCAATATCTCTAGCGACATTCTTCCTCTTGTATTCATCGAACTCGAATTGAACAATCGAGGAGGTAATCTCCTTACCCATCTTGAATCTAAGAGATTCAATTACTGAATTATTAAATTCTCCACGAATTCTCTCAGCGTGCTCATCTCGTTCTTTCTCAAGACGCTCTACGTCTGGAGATTTCTCCTGCTTCTTAGGAGCAGTATTTAATCTTGGGTCATTCCCGATTCCATCACCCTCGAAGAAGAAATCATCAACATAGAGAGCAGCATTCATTAAGTTCTTATTTCCAGCTTTCTTAGCCTGGAGATATGCTTGCTGAACTGCCCTCTTAATCGGAAGTGAGATTACCTCTGAATATAGTTCCTTGTTCTGAGAAAGTAAAGCTGGAAGTAATCCATGAGCAAACTTAGTCAGTGAAGTCTTATCTGTTGCTTCTACTGCCTTAAGCAATTCTTCCGGTTTACCTTCGAGAATATCATTCTCTAGTTGGGCAAAGGATTCATTCCTATCCTTAGCAGTCTTAGCTTCCTCTACAGAGGGAAAGATTTCGGAATATCTTTGTTCCCTAAAGATAGCATTCTTTAACTCAGGGAACTTCTTGAATATGTCCGGAGACGCTTTTTTAACCTGTTGATAGAGGGAAAGGTCGTCAGATTGTTCATCTGAGGAATCGTCCTCGGCATCCTCGCCATCATCTTCAGAATCAGAATCTTCTTCATCAACATCGTCGGTATCTTCTGACTCATCAGATTCCTCATCAGGAGAATCATTTTCTTCATCAGGAGATTCATCATCTCCACCTTTACCACCTTTATCAAAATCAGGAACATCCCCCTCTGGAGAATCATCCTGATTAAGAAAATCTAATTCACTCTTACCTTCCGGTCGAGATGAATCAAAAATTGGCTTACTTCCTGTCTCTGTTCCTACAACTTCATTGGGCATTAGCTTCTCCAGACTTTGACTTTGGTTTCGACTCTTGACCTTCTTCTGGCATTGGAGGTGGCATCATCATCTGATGAGCTTTCCAATGTAATACAGCGTTCTGATAAGCAGGAGGATTCTCTGCTTTTAATCTCTGGCCTCTCGAAGAATTAAGAATAGCAGCCAAGACTTCCATATGAACTGGATGATTATCTAATTCATCTGGTAATACTGACGGCATTAATTGAGGCTGACCCATTTCATCCATCATATCAGAGGGCATTGGCTGACCCTGAGATAACTGGATAAATTCAGCATACTGCTTAGTTCTATCTTCTTCTCCAGGGATATACAAGTCCCTAAGTCCAATACCCTTCTTCATCAACTGGGCATTATTCGGATTAAAGAGAACCGAATTAATCTCATCAGAATTCATCTGTAAGAGATTAGTAAGAACCTGATTAATCTGTTCCCAAGTTACAGGTAACTGGTCAGAGAATTCAGGCTCAGCTCTAGAAACTTTACCAATTAAAGATGACTTCTTAATCTCTACGTTCTTGAAAGCCCCACCAGATTTCTCAGTAAATCTTTCATCGCCTTCCATCATTGAAATGAATTCAGCAGTAGACTTAGTTACTAAGTCACACCAGAATTCAGCAATGATTTTCCAGGTAATATTTAGACGCTGGAGAGCATTAGCATTAGACTTCTTATATTCGTAGGCAGTTCCACCACCGCCCTCTAATGCTCCACCATAAATAGAAGGGAAGGAACCTGTAACAAACTGTGCTCGCTGAGTAATGTCTTTATTATAGACTTCAATCTCAGAAGATAGAGTGGCAGTTTTTGTTTGGAAGAATCCTTCACCTAAAGGCTTGTTTGGGTCAGCACCCTTAGTTTGAGTAATAGAACCCGGCCGCGCCATTGACTTATTATACTGGTCAATGTCGAGAACTTCTGGCTTTACAAATGTCTCAGGAATTCCGTGTTCAACAGTTTGTAATCGTAGTTCATCAATCTCAGCTTGGATATCCTGAGCCGTAGCCAGATTAGTGCCGAGGGGTTCTCCATGAATAAACGAAGAAAGAGGATTAATAGAAATAGTCCAATGGTCATCCATCGCCTCTTTTGTAACGTATTTAATTTCATCGTTAATAAAGATGGCATAGCAGCCTTCTGGGTAGAGCGCCAGAAGCTCATTTATCTCTTTATCTTTAGAGTCACCTAAGATGTGGAATTGCCAGGGTCTAAGCCAGAGGCATTTGACTGAGGCGACATTCTCTGGAGCAGCACCAAAGTAATTAGTAGCATTCCTAGCCCAATCCATTGAATCTTGATTGGTATACGTCCCAATTTTATTATCCTTAAAAGCTGACCGAATATAAGCTACGTTCTGAGAGAAGTTAAGTAAGAGATAACCACAGTTAATCTGTTCCTTTGCGTAGATAGAAACCTTAACTGAACGAGGGTCGAATACATCTATTAAAACTCGGCCCTTCGGATTAGAGTCAATTCCATCCTGAACTGTCATCTCAGTCATTACAGGCTGAGAATTAGGAGGAGCTACCTCTCCGCAAACTTCACAAGGTAAAGGTTCGAGAATTGGTCCGTCTGTTCTTCCATATTCATAATCACAAACTGGACAAGTATTCTGAAATTCAGGAATTGCAATCTGAACATATTTGGGCTTATGAACCATCCCAAACTTAGGGTCAGTCTTGTAGTAATTATAAGCGAAGATAGTTCCATGATTGAAGAATACGGTTAAAGCTCGCATGAAAATCATCGGAGCTTTAACGTGCTTTTGAATTAATGCAGCAACTTGAGAATGAGAATCAGCCGCTTCGATATCTAAAGGATTCTCTGCATCATCTGGAAAGAATACGACTGAAGGAACCGTAACAGATAATGCTGCAATAATTGCTTCAGCATGAGCGCGATAGATTGCAATGATTCGAGGCGGGATATTCATCTCGTCATCAGTTTCGAGAGTATCCCAGTCAGGTATTCTCCAACCACCTAAACCACCACCCATTCCAGAATCCCAGAATAAAGCGATGATATTATTAAAGTAATATTCTAAGCGTGCCCATTTCTGAATCATGGCCCAGTAAACGCCCTGGTCCTCTAATTCACACTTTCTTAGAATATCAACTAGACAGCTCTGTAAATCCTCACTGATTGGCAAATCAGGATTTTCCGGATTGGCAGACTGACCAACCGGGTCAACAGTAGGATTAGGAGTTACTGGAGCTGAGTCAAGTAGGTTTTCCATAGCTATTCAGCTACAACCTTCTCATCTTCACGTTTACGTATAAGAGACTGCTTTTCTAATTTAGTCCTTGTTTCTTTCCAAGTCGGTCGCTTAACTGATACAAATGGAGCAGGTGAAGCATCACTTACTACTTCACGAGGCTCTAATAACAAAGACTTAAGATAGCGATTCTCCGACTTGAGTTCTTCGTTCCACTCTCTAACGACGAGACATTCTCGACACTGAAAAAGATTAACTACTCGCCTTCCGACGTTCGTAAAGCCTCTGCTTACTATCATTAAGGCATTCCGCACAGCGTAAAGTATATTTGCCAGATTTATAGCCATTTAAGTGTGTAATCTCTCTTTGATGAACATTACAATAGTTACCTTTATTCTTAGTAACCGGAACTGCTCGCCAAAACTTAATAATCTCTAAAATCTTTGCTTGCCTTCTTTTACCAAACAAAGAATAGAGAGTAAACATCCAACTAATGGCATCAACCCCACAGATATTTACAGTATAAATATCTTTTGCATTAGGTCTATGACTTCTATCTTCTTTAGAGTAGGGTCTTTTTAATATCTTTGCTACTCTATCTATAACATCCTCATCAGTCATTGAGATTGTTATAGTTGGAGAAGAATTATTCTTGATACTAAAATTTCCCTCGCCCTCGATTATACCAGCTAACCAATAAAACTCTTTAACGCCCATACATCCTACCGTGCCTAAACCCTCTCCTTCTAGTAGAGATAGGTTTACGATTTTTATGCTCTAAGAACTCTAATTTTCTATACAAGCTCGTAACATCCAAAGTCCCATTAATCGCATTCTGTACATTTTTCAATTGCTCCATCTCGGCCGCGCCCTTAACTAAATAATCTCTTACTCCGCCTAATAAGATTTTGAT